AACGGCTACGCCTCCAAGCGTTAGTCCTACTTCTTCCTCATACGGTTCTTTATGAATGGGTTCTTCGTAATACGCGCTGAAATCTTTTATCCATCTTCCGCGTTCTGTACCTTGTCGTTTTTCACGGACACTAAATCTAGCCCTAACTCGATAATCATAATTTTCGTCAGATTCATAATGTTCAACGTAAGGCATAACTCTAATTACCACGTCACATTCATGCAATAAATTGCTCAAAGTGTAAATAACCCCATCTTTTACACCTTCAGCATAATCTGCATTTCTGCAACTTACATTCAAAGTTGAATGCACTGATCTTTTTATTTCAGTCATTTCTATACTCCCATATTCTGTAAGCTGGTTTTTTCTTTTGCCACCATCTCCAAGGTTTATATCTACCCATTGAAATAGTAGCCCGCAAAAAGTTAAATCTATTTAACACTTCATGCCGAGACTGTCGTCGCCTAGTCTCAAGCGGACTTCTATTCCTGCGAGGGATTAATTTCCGAGTTAGCATCTAGCCTCTCCTTTATTAATTCATCAGTTAATTGATTCAACAATCTACGAGCATCATCAACTTCTTTGATTGTAGGTTGTTTTTCAAAACAAATCCAAACTCCGCTAGCCATGATTGCAGTGTGAGCGTCTTTGAGTTTATCTTCCATTCCTAGTCCTGAGCAAATAAAGAGCTAATAGCGCGGCTTCAGCCCTACCATCGTCTTTTTTACGCTTAAACAATTCAGACTTTGATGGCCAGAGTCGCATTGCCATTTCCCGAGCACCGTCTTTTGATGCGTTTGCACCCATAGCCTTTTTCCACACTTGCGGTGTGACGAGGGTATAGGGGATATCAAGACCCGCCAATGTACCTTCTAAAATACCGAGTGCACGACCGAATGAAAACATACTCGTTACGCCTTGTCCTGGCATCGCGTTTACCTGCTCAATCATACCTTCTACTGATTGAGTTTTGAACAAGCGTAGTTCAGCACAAATTGCCTGCGGATTTACACGCTGCTTTTTGGACTTGCCTGATACATACTCAAGAGTCGGCATGTCATATATGTCAACAATAGAGCCGCCTTTGTCAAGCACTGCTAACGCGCCGTAAGTTCCTGGATCAATACCTAAATAAAAATCTGCCATGTTATTCACCAAACTCCATTTCCTTAATCGCCTTCATTTGTTCCTTAGTTAGACTAAACCAAGGCTTCTTTCCACCTGCTTTGAATGCGTCGTCCCAGATCTCTTTTGCTAATGCTTTCAAGACATCTACGTTATTGAACTGTTCCCAATACGCATCAAATCCGTTGTCTTCATGTTCTGATTGTACATTTGACATTCATATCTCCATCTTTATTTAGAAATTCATAAATTATTTCCGCTACTGCTACAAAGTCCGTAGGAGTTTGAAATTTAGCCTCAGCTATTTTCTCACAATAAACAATAGCATAATCTAATGCTTCTTTTCTACTAAAATAAGCCATCATTTACCTTTCTGAACGTAAGATTCACAGCCTTCAAGTTGCAGTTCCATAGGTAAATTAAAATCGTTATGATCACACCACCATTTACCTTCTTCAACTGGTCTTGAGAACTCGCAAGTACGACAATTTTTGAGGGGCGGCTTCTTGTCAAAGCACACCTCTTTAAAGTCGCACCATCGGCAGGGGTAAGCCTCATCACTCTCACCAATACGCGCTGGACGTATTTCTGCATTAACTAACACGTCAATACGTTTGAGTATGTCATTTTGAGTGTGCGTGTCTGGCTTGATACGCCGAACGTAAATAGCCTCGTTATCCTTCCCGAGGGCAAAATATAGTCCTCGTTCAATGCCACTGAATAGCATTCCCGCCTGAACTTGATAATAATGCATCGGCTTAGAAATGACAACGCCTTTCTTTTCCAACTCATCAAAAGACTTCTTGTTATGCGTCTTTGCTTCAAGTACGTGTGGTGTGTTTTCAGCTGAAGGTATACCCTTTATAACTCCGTCTAGTTTGACTACAAAATGCCCAGTTTTGTCCGTAAACGTAAATTGCTCTCCGTTTGAGTCTTTTTCGTAAACTGTGTACCCCGCAGCTTTGAGGTCAGAAACGATTCGGTCTTCCTGCAAGTGGCCAGTCTCAAATAGACGTAACATGCGACCATCAAATTCAACTGAGCCGTAGCCACGCCAATCCATCCAAATCTTCCTGAGGCACTCCTCTCCGATGCTTGACGCACCGAGTCTAGACAACCTCATTGGACGCGATTGACGCTGCTTTATAGCTGTATAAATTTGCCCAATCATTTCATCCTCAGCTGCAGGAATCAAGATTGGCGCTGGTTTTTTAGTTGCCATGTATTTCCTTTATTGCGTTATTAATGGGGCTACCTGTGCAAACGGGGGTAGCCGCTCCGTGTTCTTTCGATTAACTTGCACTGATCTGAACAAACTTTAATCCCAAGGATTCTTCTTTTTACCTTCCTTGGCTTCTGCTTTTGGCTTTGCCTTGTCTAGGTCATCATCTTCCATGTCAAGCAATGAAGGCTGCTTAGCTTTTGGCTTTGCCGCTGGAGCGGAATCCTTACCTACGTAGCCTACAATACGGTTACGGTCAGAGTAGCCATTTGTGCCTTTTTCAATATCAAGAACCGCCGTAAAACTACGCTCAAGCAATTCATCAACAGAGGTAGCGTTTGGCTTACCGCAGGCACGTGCCCATGCTGAAACCTGCTCACGACCGATGCGTTGCGCTTTTTCTGAATCGTTGTGAATGTTGTAGTTGTTCCAAATTTTACGGTTAGCATACTTACCTGAGACTACTTCAAAAGTTGCAGCAATCATAGTTCCGCCCTTTTGAGTTGTTTTCTCTTCAGCTTCTGTGCATTTGAGTTCATACTCACCTTTTGGTAATGGCTCGTAGCTACGTTCTTCTGATTCATACTCATTTAAATCAAATCCAAATTTACTAGACATATTTATTACTCCTTTAGGTTATTAAGATACTACAGGTATATTTTTAGAGATTTCCTCAATGGTCATCTCAAAAGAATCAGGACAGGCATAACGGTTTTTTGCAATGTACGCTGGACTTTCAGTCACATGCAACAATCTCTCTCCAGTAGTGATTCCACGGTTTACAGTGTTATTGAAGCCGACGTCTGCTTTTTTGACAATCACTTTGAACCCAGCATACGCTACTACGTCGCACCACTCCTGCAACAATGCATTGCAGCGGTTAGGCAACTTAGGTACAAAGCGGTCATACGGCTCAGTCAAAGGGTTCTCATAACGAACCACTGAGGCATGCGCGAGTAAGACGATATTCATACCCTTTTTGCGGCGTAGTGCATCAAGACCCTGAAGAATCTCACGGAACTCTTCAGCTACGTAAACTTGATTCTTACCGTATCCTAAGTCTTTTGCGTCATACGATGACTCAACATTCTTAGAGATTAACGGCTCAACAAGCCAATCAACAGAGTCAATCACTAGTGTTTTAAACTTGTGATCCTCTTTGAGCAACGTCTTGATAGCTCCTACTACGTCGCCAATTTCAGAGGCACGAGGGAATGAAGTTACATCCAATGAATCGATACCGTCCTCAGTATTAACAAAAATTGGTGCGGGGAATTGAGCCGCGATTGTGCTCTTACCGATACCATGATTTCCGTAAATACAAATTCGGGGAGGTAGTTCCTGCTTTCCCTTCACGAGGGAATCCATAAAGCTCATGTTTATTTCCTTTATTAAAAGTTTAAATATACTGGGAAATACTGAAAGGTTCGGCTGTCAAACTGCAACAACTTAATCTCATTCCCAGGATTGTTTTGCGCCAATACTCCGACGCACACTGCTGACAACTTTGGATCTCCAATCATGCAGAGGTAATCACCCTCTCGGAAATCTTTTAAAACCTCGCGGGCATGAGCAACGGGGTCATCGTACTGAACGTCAGTAAAGACATGTTCAATTTCTCCGAAGCGTGCTGCATCCTTGATAGTTTTACGCTGGGTGTTGTCCACTACCCAAACTACTTCTGGCTCTAGATTTAATTCATCTTGCATTTTTCCCTTTCCTGTTATTTCGTTTATGTTGAAATTATAGCTCATAAAAATCTTTCCGCTCCAATATCTTTAATCACTTTCATGATCTCTTTGTAATACCAATCGTAGTCTAGGTCTGCGGGAAATTCCTTAGGCATAGTCATACATTCTCTAGCTCCGTCGGTCTTTGCTACTTTGTTTCCGTTTGAGGCATAGGTTAGCGGCGGTAACTGTTCCCGTGTTTGATACCAGCGCAC